ATGGCGGACTTCCCGGTGTGCGTGCAAGTTCTGTTTCTCCGCGACGACCACGTGTTACTCGCTAAGCGCCAGAACAGTGCTGCCGAAAGGCAATGGTGCGCACCAGGAGGTTCCCTCGAACACGGCGAGGACGCCGTCACTGCCGCCCTCCGAGAAACCAGGGAGGAGATCGGCATTCAGTTGCGCTCCTCCGAGGTCGAGATGGCCGCCGTACTGCACATGAACGCGTGGCAGTACGGCGTCTCTCGTATCGTGTTCACCTTCCAAGCACACGCCTGGGACGGCGAACCCAGCAACAAAGAGCCCCACGTATGTTCGGAATTGCAATGGTTTCCGGTCGACGAACTGCCGTCCGCCACGATGACAAGCACACGCGTCGGCATCGACCTTGCTCGGCGAGGTGAGCGGTTCGCCGCGATCGGGTGGAACACCGCCCAGTAAGCGCCCCGGAACGCGCTTCGTGCCTGACTCCAAATCCGCAGTGTCGCATCACCGCCGGTAGGCTCCAGCCGTCGGCGTCGCGTGCAAAACTCCCTGCACCGCCTCCGAAATCCCGAGGGTGAACGTTCGGCGATCTTGTGCCGCGCATCCTCAGCAGACGCCCCCACTCCCAGCCGCGTGCTGGTCGTAGCGGGGGCGTCTCGCTTTCCTCGCCCCTCCCCGGCAAGGCCGCCCCCGCGCACACCACAGCGCACATTGGCGGATGAGGTCCGGCCTCCGAGGAGGGGCGAGGACGGTCAGCCCAGACGGCCCGGCCGCCCTCCCCGGCCGCCAGGTGCGCCCGGCGCACCGCGAGGAGGCACTCAGGTGCCCAGAGATCGAACCAGCCCCGTATCCATCGACAAACGCAAACGCATGGCGCAAGCCCTCCAGCTCCGGGAGACCGGCGCGAACTACCGGCAGATCGCCCAAGCGCTCGACATCTCGACCTCGACTGCGCACGCCTACGTCGATGAAGCGATGAAGGAACTCACGCGAGAGCCCGCGGAGTCCCTTCTCGCTCTGGAGCTGTCCCGGCTGGACGCGATGCTGCTCGGCATCTGGAAGAAAGCATCACGCGGTGACCTCCAGTCCATTGACCGCGCCCTGAAGATCATGGAGCGGCGCACGAAGTACACCGGCCTCGACCAGCTGGCTGCGCTGAAGATGGCCCAAGACGGCAAAGACCTACCCGCCGTGGACGCCTGGCTGGACGCGATGCTTTCCAGCGGCGCCAGCGACATCGACGAACTTGGGCAGGCGGCGTGACCACAATCCGGCCGCTCGTCGGCAAGCAGCTGCTCGCAGTCCAGAACTCGACCGCGCGCCAGAACATCTACGAGGGAAGTGTCCGTTCGTCCAAAACGATCTGCTCGCTGATCGACTGGATCCGCTATTGCCGCCAGGGGCCACCCGGCGCGCTGCTCATGACCGGGCGGACCGAGCGCACGATCATCAACAACCTCGTTCTCCCGATTCAGGACATGCTCGGGCCGGGTCGCGTTTCGATCAACCGAGGCAACGGCACCGTCAATATCTGCGGTCGCACAGTCATTCTCGTCGGAGCGAACAATGAAGCGGCCAGGACGAAAATCCAGGGCCTCACCCTGGCGGGAGCCTACGTCGACGAGGCACCGACGCTGCCCGAGTCGTACTGGAACATGCTGTTCTCCCGGCTCTCGGTGCCCGGTGCGCAGATGTTCGCGACCGGCAACCCGGAGTCACCACGCCACTGGTTCAAGACACAGTGGCTTGACCGCGCAAAGCTCTGGATTCAGGACGACGGCACCATTCTCGACCGCCGCGACGACTACGCCAGGCTCCAGCCCGGCGACCCGGACCGGCCGCTGGATCTCCACCGGTTCACATTCATCCTGGATGACAACCCGAATCTCGACCCGGACTTCGTTGCGGCGCTGAAGTCCAGCTACAGCGGCGTCTGGTATCTGCGCTTTGTCCTGGGCAAGTGGGTCGTCGCCGACGGCGCGGTCTATGACAAGTTCGACGAGGCAAAGCACAAGCTGCCCTACAAGGAACTGCCGACGATGGCGCGCGTTCTGGCGCTGGGGATCGACTACGGCACGACTAACCCGACCGCCGGAATCCTGATGGGGATCGGCGTGGACGGCCTGCTGTACGCCATCGACGAATGGGCCCCGCCTCGCGGCACCGACGCCGAACTGTCTGCGGCGCTCGCGGAATGGCTGCGAGACACCAAGCACGAACCGGAGTGGGTGTTCGTCGACCCAGCCGCGGCGAGCTTCAAACTCCAGCTCTACCGCGACGACACCGCCCGCGTCGCAGACGCCACCAACGAGGTATTGGACGGCATCCGCACCGTCTCCGCCTTGTTCTCCACCGGCCAGCTGTTCATCTCCGACCGCTGCGAACGACTGCTGACCGAAATCCACGGCTACGTCTGGGATTCCAAGCAATCAGACAAGGGCCTCGACAAGCCGGTCAAGCTCGACGACCACTTCTGCGATGCCCTGCGCTACGCGGTCGCATCGTCGCAATTCGCCTGGTTCTCCCACCTGGCCACCCCGATTCCCGCAGCCAAGGAGGCAGCGTAGACATGCCGTTGCCTAATGCCAACCAGCCGTGGCCGCCCCGCCACCTCGCCCCCGCGTTCCAGATGTTCGCCACCTGTCAGGTGTGGTGGGAAGGCGACGCCGAAAAGCTGTCCGCCAGCCACGGGGAACCGGCTCGGTCCGGGCTCGGCGGCACGCTGCGAGATCGAATCAAACGCCTGTTCTGGGGCACCAAACCCGATGTGTCGAACCAGATCCGGCAGATCCACATCCCGATCGCTGCCGACCTCGTGCAGACCGCAGCATCGCTCCTGCTTCCGGACCCGGTCACCTTCCGCGCTGCCAAGGATGACGAAGACGCCAACGACGAGGCACGAGAGCGGATCGACAAGATCCTGAACTCGCCGCAAATGCATTCGGCGATGCTGCGCGGCGCGGAGTCAGGTTCGGCGCTCGGCGGCGTGTACGCGCGGATCGTCTGGAATTCGACCGTCAAGGACCACGCGTGGCTGGACTTCGTGGACGCCGACCAAGTAGTGCCCGAATTCATTTACGGCGAGCTGTCCGCCGCGACCATCTGGGAAGTAGTGGACCAGAACGAATCCGAGGACCGCGTCCTCCGGCACCTGGAACGCCACGAACCCGGCTACGTCGAATACCACTCGGACGGCACCGAAACGCAGGTCTACGGCCGCATCTATCACGGTCTGTATGAGGGCACCGCGATCACCCTCGGTCGCGAAATCGACCTGTCGGCCCACCCTGAGACCAAGGGAATCCCGGTCAACGAAGAGGGCTACGTCGACACCGGATCTGCCGGCCTGACCGCCTTCTACTTCCCGAACGCACTGCCCAACCCCGTCTTTCGCGGCAAGGGCACACTCCAGCACTTCGGCCGCTCGGATATCGGCGACCCCGCTGTGATCGGCCTGATGGACCAGATTGACGAGACATATTCGTCGCTGGCGCGCGACGTGCGCCTGGCCAAGGCCCGACTGATGGTCTCCGAGCACCTGCTAGAGGTGAAGGGGCCGGGCAAGGGCACGACGTTCAACGTCGAGCAAGAGGTGTACGAGCGGGTCGGCGGCGTCCCTAACGGCAACCCGGTCATCGAGGCGCACCAGTTTGCGATCCGAGTCGACGACCATCTCCGTACCGGCGAAGGATTCCTGCGCGCGATCCTGCGACGAGTCGGGTTCTCCCCGTACACGTTCGGACTCGCGGATGACTCAGGCGCGGCCATGACGGCAACGGAAGTCGATGCCAAGAAGGACGCCAGCACCGCGACGTTCAAGACCCGCTCCGGCATCTGGAAAGCCGTACTCGCACAAGCTGCCCGGACGCTGATCGAAGTGGATGCCGCCGTGTTCGACACGGGCGCGATGCTCGGCCAGGAACTTGAGGTGCGCTGGCCTCCCGCCGCCCGGCAGTCGCTGCTGTCGATGGGCCAGACCCTCCAAGCGATCGAATCCGCGAAGGCGGCGTCGACCGAATGGAAGGTCCGCTATCTGAATCCGGACTACGACGACCAACAGGTCGCCGATGAGGTTGCACGGATTCTCGATGAAGGCACGGTCGCCGACCCGCTGGCACTCGGCGCGGATCAGCCCTTCCCTGAAACCGATCCGGTCGAGGAAGACCCCGCCGAAGACGAGGACGCCGACGAGGCGGACCCCGAATTGGACGACAAGGAGGACGACGGCGACGAGCTGTCGTTCGCTGCATAACGGAAGGCGGGCTCGCGCATGGCATTCGAGCCCGCCGACGTTGCTGGTCTGCAAGACGGTGTCGCCCAGATCTACGCGGACGCCGAGGTACAGCTACTCGCCCGCGTCGCCAAGGCGATTGAGAAGGGCATCGACTCCCCGCAGTGGGTAAGCGTGCAGCTCGCCGAAATTGCACGCCTGTCGACGGAGGCCCGGGGGTTCCTGCTGTCACTGGATCCACTCGTCGCCCAACAGATCGAGGCCGCGCTACTGGCCGCGCACGCGACTGGCGTCGCTGCCGCCGACTCCGACGTTCCAGGACCGCCATCGAGTACGCCTGCACCAATCGTTTCCCAGGAGGCTGTTTCGGCTCTCGCAGCGGAAGCGACCGCGGCTGTCGTATCGACGCATTCGCAGATCCTGCGATCGACCGTGGACGCCTACCGGCAGGTTGTCGCGGACGTATCCGGCCGCGTCGTAACAGGCGTCGCCACCCGCCGCGACGCAACTCAGGCCGCCCTGGATCACTTCGCCGCACGCGGAATCACCAGCTTCCGAGACAAGGCCGGACGCAACTGGCGTATCGACACGTACGCCGAAATGGCCGTCCGCACAGCCGCTCTACGCGCGCTGAAACAGGGCCACACCGACCGGCTGTTGCAGCGAGGCTACGACCTGGTCGTCATCTCCAGCCATCCGCGACCCGCGCCCCAATGCCGGAAGTTCGAGGGCCGCATCGTCTCCCTGACCGGCGACACCCCGAACGGCAAGGTCGAAGCGACGTCACCGCTGACCGGCGCACCCGTCACTGAAACGGTCGTCGCATCCATGCGTGAGGCCCAGGCCAGCGGGCTCCACCACCCGAACTGCAAGCACACCCACACGTTGTGGGTTCCTGGCGCCCCTCGCCCGAAGGTCGAACCGTACGACGAACAGGGCTACGCAGATGAGCAGAAGCTCCGCCGCCTGGAACGGGCTGTGCGCGAGGCGAAACGGCAGCAGGCGGCCGCGATCACGCCGGAAGCCAAGGAGTCCGCTACCACGAAGGTTCGCGCCCGCCAGGCCGCGATCCGCGATCACGTCGGCCGGACAGGCGTTCCACGTCGCAACCATCGCGAGCAGCTGCGCGACGGCAACGCTGGCAACGCCCACAGCCTGAACACGCTCACTCGCAATCCGAATCCGCCAGAGCTACCGGCCAAAACGGAGATGGTGGAATCCAAGTTGCCGCGGCGCAGGCGCGAGCTGGAGCACTTGGACGACACACAACTCGCTGATCTCGCTGAGAAGGCAGTCAACGGTCTCGATATGGATCTGCTCGACCGTATCGAGGTCGAGGATCAGCATCGCCGCAAGCTCGCTGCCAAGCGGGCCGAGCGGTGGGCAGGCTATGAGCGCGAGTACGACGAGCTCATAGCCGAAGGCTGGGACCACGAATCTGCGGTCGAGAAGGCGTATGGCATTTCGGTGAAAACCCAACGCTCGCAAGCGGCGATCTCAATGCTGCGCGGGCAGGGGTACGAGGGCAAGTCGTTCAAAGACCTGTCGCGGCACGCGTACAAGGATCACGCCTACGGGCAGTGGCTACGAGCTGAAGAGGCCACGAACGGCTACATGCTCAGTAAGGCAGGGCAGGCGGCCGGGATAGATCCGCGCTCCCTGTGGTTCGGTAACGCCAAGGCAGCCGAGAAGTACGCATCCGAAGAACTGCGCGCATTCTGGGACCAGCACGGACGCCCGACGCTCGATGAGTTCAGGGCGGACCTGCTCGATCCACAGGAGGCAGACCGAATACGAAGCGCGAGAAAGGATTTCCTGCGATGAGCGGAAGCGATCTCTACCACTCCTATCACGAGGGCCTTGCCGCTGCTAGTCAGGTTGACGCCGTCAATCCGTACGCGCCTGCGCCGGAGGGGAGCGCCCGAGCACTGCTAGCCCGCATGTGGCTGCGCGGTCGCCTGAAATACGCACTTGACGATGACACCAAGTGACGGCGCTTGCGATTATCCGATGGGGTTGTACTTCAACCTGTCCACAGCGATCTTGAACCCGTCTGCCTCGCAAGCAGTTTCAACGCGCTGCAGGCCGTTGTTGAATGCTCTTCCTGTCGCGCCCGAATATGTGACCGATCGCGGCTCGTCAGGAGGCAGCTGCCCGACTACAGCCGAGATGCGATCCTTCACGTCGCCTGCGGCGGTCAACGAAATCTTGTCCAGGTCCGCAACGCCGTCTTTCAGTGTCTGGTTGTACTGCGGAAGTGTCATCGTCCCCTTCCCTGCAGCCATGAGCGCGAGGTACTTGTTCATCTGGGTCTGAAAGGTCTTGCAGGCTGGCTCGTTCGTCTGTTTGGCATCGGATTTGTCTCCGCCGCACCCCGCAAGCGCAAGTCCGCAGACGACGATCACGACAGCCGCACGGCCTCGATTGAACATGTCTCCCCTTTGATCATGAAAGCGAACGACATTATGGCACAGCAGAACTCGGCAATCAGCCTATCTGTGACACTTTCGCGAATCTGATCTCCGAAACCCACGCCTCGCCCTAGCAAGCGGGCGTCCTTCGTGTGCCCGCCGGGCGCGGACGCACCAATCACACAGCACCCCAGGAGGGTTCGTCATGTCCACTGCCCCGACCGTCACCGACGCACCGTCGACCCCCGAGGCCGACGCCGTCGACCCCGACACCACGTCCGATACTCCAGATGCCCCGCAGGGCGGGGAACAGGAGTCCGGCAGTGTCGATGCCCCCGAAGGCGGCGAAGGTACCGCCGGTGCTCCGCAGGGCAGCAAGGCCGACGATCCGCGGCTGCGGACCGCGCGGAACGATGCCGCCAGCTACCGCACCCGCGCCAAGAAGGCCGAAACCGACCTGACTGAGTTCAAGAACCAGGTTGGCAAGCTGTTCGGCTTCGTCTCCGACGAGGACGCCAGTGATCCGAAGAAGCTGACTGCACAGCTCAAGTCGGCCGTGGACGAGGCTCACGAGGCCCGCATCGAACTGGCCGTCTTCCGCGCCGCAGGCAAGGAGATCGACGCAGATGCTCTGCTCGACTCCCGGACCTTCGCCGCGACCGTTTCCAAGCTCGACGCCAGCGCCGACGACTTCGCCGCCCAGGTGGCAGCGGAAATCGCCAAGGCCGTCGAGAAGAGCCCCAAGTTCCGCCTCGCCCCGGCGGCTGAGCCGCCCAAGCCCCCGAAGCGCTCCGGCGCTGACACCGGCTCTGGCAAGGGCGAGAACTCCGGCCAGCTCACTTACGCGCAGTACCAGGCACTTTCGCCGACGGAGCGCGTGAAGGCGGTCAAGGAAGGCCGAGCGAACCAAATCCTCGGCCGCAAGTAACCCCCACACCCCCTCTCAAGGAGTGGCCGCATGGCTATCAACTTCATTCCCGAATTCTGGTCCGATCAGGTCCTACTGCCGTTCGAAGCCGATCTGGTGTTCGGCCAGCCCAAGGTGGCGAACCGCAAGTATGAGGGCACCATCCGAGAGAAGGGCGATACCGTCCACGTCTCGTCCATCGGTGATCCGACGGTCAAGAAGTACGACAAGACCACCGACCTCGAAGTCGAGGATCTGACCGACGGCGAGACCGCCATGGTCATCGACCAGGGCGACTACTTCGGCTTCCGCGTCAACGACATCGAGAAGCTCCAGGCCGCACAGAACTTCGAGGACCCGGCCACTGCTCGCGCTGGCTACAAGCTTCAGAACCAGGTCGACCTGTTCCTGTACAACCAGCTCAAGGCTGGTGTGCTGGCAGGTAACAACCTCGGCCGCATCACCGTGACCGAAGCCGAGCCCGAGAAGGCGACCGCCGGTCAGCTGAGCATGTACCGCGTCGCGGTCAAGCTGCGCGAGAAGCTGGATCGCGCCTCGGTCCCCAAGACCGGCCGCTACCTGGCCATCCCGCCCGAGCTGCTCTCGCCGCTGCTGCTGGACGCGCGTTTCATCAATGCGGAAAAGCTGGGCAGTGTCGGCCCGCTGCTGAACGGCACCGTCGGCCGCATGGCCGGTTTCGACATTCTGGAGTCGAACAACATCAACAAGGTCGGCGGTGCTGGCGCGAACAAGGACGACTACGTGATCGTCGCGGGCATCTCCGAGGCTCTGTCGTTCGCCAACCAGCTGTCCAACGTCGAGACCATCCGCGACCCGAAGCGCTTCGCGAACATCGTGCGTGGTGTGAACATCTACGGCGGCAAGGTTTTCCGGCCCGAGGGCCTGGCCTCCGCTTCGGTGCTGCTCGCCCCGCCGGCCTGATCCTTCCCTGAGTGAGCGCATCCTCAACGCCCCATCACCGGCGTCGAGGATGCGCTGATCAGCCTATCCCCGAAGAGGTTTCGTGCTCACGTACGCCACCGTCGACCAGCTTGCCGAGCATGTGACGGCGGCCCAGCTCGACAAGCTCGCCGAGGGCGACGCCGCCAGATATATCCGCGAGGCCACACGACTTGTGCGGACAGCGACGAAGAACGACCTGTACGACGCGACTCCAGCTGGCACGCCAACCGACCCCGTGCTGACTGACGCGCTGGCAGTAGCGACCTGCGTCCAGGTTCGTGAGTGGATCCGCAACGATATCAACCCACTCGCGGGCGCGGCAGGGATCGCCCCGACCGTTGCCGCCGCCTCGACGAACGGGTCTTCGGTCAGCTACACCGGCGACCAGGCCACCGCTCGCGCCCAGCTGCTCACCGAGCTGGCCGACGCCGCATGGGCCGAACTGCGCAACGTTGGGCTCGGCTCCCTGAGCGTGGCGCGCCGATGAGTGACCCGCTCGGAATGTTCTGGCATCACATGGTTTTGGTGCGTCGATATGTCGGCACCGGCGCGGCGGGGCCGGAATACGCGGCCCCGACAGCCGAACGCGGCAACGTTGCGGTCAAGCGGCAAGTGGTGCGCGATGGCAGCGGCGACGAGATCACCTCGTCGACCACGATCGTCTTCCCTCCATCGGTGGCTTCCATCCCGCCCGGCTCCGAGGTGGCCCTACCGGCTGAATTCGGCGGGGGCACTGCGGATGTTGTGTCTGTGACCGCATCCAATGCCGGTCCGCCCTTCCCCGATACCCAAGTCGTCTACCTCGAATAGAAGGAGGCCGCACGATGGCATTTTCGATGCGATGGGACGGCCGCCAAATCGCAGCATCCGCCAGCACTGGCCTGAATGAGGGCCTGTTCCAGGCAGCTGAAGTGCTACTAGCGCAGGCGAATTCGCTCGTTCCGATCGAGGAGGGGCATCTCCAGAACTCGGGCGTAGCTGAGGTTCGCGACGGCAAAGGGCGTGTAGGTTTCAACACCCCGTATGCGCTCCGCCAGCACGAGGATCTGACTTACCGTCACCCCAACGGCCGCAGCGCGAAGTACCTGGAGAAGCCGCTCAACCAGTTCGGTCCGGAACTCGAAGCCATCGTGGCCGCCGCTGTTACGCGGTGGATCGGGTCATGACCACCGATACCGCGACGTTCGTCGACGCCCTCGCCCGCTACCTCGACAGTGCTGGACTTGTCCGATACCAGCTTGTCGGCGCGTACGCGGAGGGCGATATCCCGGCGACGTTCTTCAACCTGCTTCCCGCGAAACCCGAGGCAGCGCTGGCTATCACGGTCTACGACGAGTTGTTCGACCGCGACGACCACAATCCGGACGTATACGTGCAGCTGCGCTGGCGTCTCCCCGGACGAGACCCGCGCAGCGTCGACCGGATCGCCGACGACGCGAACGCAATCCTGCACGACAAGACCCACCTAACCTTCCCAGGCGGCGTCCGAGTGCTGCTGTGCCGCAGAAAGGTTCGCGGCCTCACCACCCCAGATTCCAACGGCCGGTTCGAGCGCGCCGACTCATACGTTTTCACCCTCAATCCAGGAGGCACGACATCGTGACCACTCTCCAGGCCCCCAACTCCGCGGGCATGGCTACCGCACTCGCCCGTGACTACGCCGTCCAGGTCGACATCAACTACGGCACCGCCCAGGCAGCTACCCCTGAATGGGTGTTCGTGATGGGCCTGAACAAGGTCTCGCCGTCCAACGACATCACACTCCAGGACGACGGCGACATCCACTCCAATGGCCGCAAGAGCCAGATCGCGACTGCGATCGGCGAGAACCTGGAACTCGGCGGCCTGCGTAAGGGCAACATTGCGCCGGGCTTCGTCGCAGACCCCGGTCAGGAGAAGCTGCGCGGACATGGCGAGGACATCGGTTCCGCGAACACGGCGCACGTCCGCTACTGGCGTACCGACGGCATCGACGAAGCCAAGGAAGGTTACTTCGCCGTCTCCTGGGTTTCGGCTGCCGACGACAAGGAGGGTCTGTACGGCTTCACCGTCACCCTGACCGGCAAGGGCCAGCACAAGAAGATCGCCAAGCCGACTACCGTTACCGCAAAGGCCATCACCCTCCCGACCGCGACTGGCGGCACCTTCACCGTCACCGTGGACGGTCAGACCACGGCCGGTATCGCCTACAACGCGACCAAGGACGCGGTTAAGACCGCGCTGGAGCTTCTGACGACTGTGGGCGCGGGCAAGGCGGAAGTCACTGGCAGCGCGGGCGGCCCGTACACGGTCAGCCTGCCCGGCACCGTCACGACCGTGACGGCCTCCGGCTCGAGCCTGACCCCGCCGGGCGCAATCACCGTCGCCTGATCCCGGAAAGGCACGCATCGTGCAGGAATTCGACGAGTTCCTAGACCCGGACCTGTACCTGCCGGTGCGCGGCCAGCTCGTGCGCGTCGTCTCCCCTTCCGCATGGGATGGGCTGCGACTGCGCAGGCTTCTCGCTGACCTCGACGCGCTCACCCCCGAGGTAGAGCGTGTCGAGGTGCGGCGACTACTCGGCGCAGCGTGGGATGAGCTGGACCGACTAGGCGCAGACTCGACCATCATCGGATTGGCCGGACGCGCGGCCCTGCTGCACTTCGGCAAGAGCCCGGATGCGGCGGCAGCGTTTTGGAACGGCGAGATAGATCTCGACGCCGATGGAGAACCCGGTGTCTCCGTTGATGATTCGTCGCCCGGATATCTCGGACCGGACGATCCCGGCGGCGGCCCCATCGACCCAGCGAGCGGCCTTCGCGCCTGGTTCAACCCACCGGAGATGGCACCGGTCAACGCCCTTGCCCCCACCCTCTCGTGGCGAGAAGTGCTGGCGTGCTGGCGCGATATCGAACTCGACATGCACTCCGTGTTCGGAGTGGACGTCAATTCCGGTGTGTTGCACGAACGTCCGTGGCGCTGGTTGGAGGCGCGCATCCGCGACCTCGCCAGTTCGCCTACGACACGGCTGTATCGCGCAATCCTTCCCCCTACCGTGTGAGGACTACTTCTATGGCCGCGCTCCGCGACCTCGCCGAGTTTTACGACCCGGACCTCTCGCTGCCCATTGGCGGCGTCATCTACAAGGTCAAGAGCCCTGGCGTGACTGAAGCTGACCGCCTGCGGCTGCTCGTGCTCGACGACACCCTGTCCGCTGCAAAGGAATACGACGAGATTGTCAAGATTCTCGGTCCCGCGCGTGAAGAGATGGCCCGCAACGGAATCCCGGACACCATGGCCATGCACGCAGGCCGTACGGCACTGCTGCACTTCGGTGCGAGCCCGAGTCTCGGTCGCGCCAACTGGCAATTCGCCCAGCTCGCCGACTTCGTCGACATCCAAGCGGTTCTCGACTCCTCCACGGCAGACGACGAGGCGAAAGACGCTCGCGCCGAATAACTTTGATCGGAGCCGCTATGGCAACCAGGGTCGGCGAAATCTATGCCGAACTCACCCTCGACGACACGCGGTTCCAACGCAGTCTCGACAGCGCGGAGCGCGGCTTCACCGGCCTGCGCGGCGCTGCCGAGCGGGCCGCAGGTCAGATCGACCGCAGTTTCAGCAACACCGGCTCCAATATCGAACGGGGCGGCCTCGGCGCGCGCAACGCCGCGCGAGACATCGACCGGGTAGGCGACTCCGCGAGGGACGCTGCTCGCGACGTAGACCGAATCGAACGGTCAGCAGGACAGGCCGCCTCGGCGACGCGGCGCATTGACCTGCCTGCTGGCCTGTCGCAGGCGGCATCCCGTGCAGCGGACGCGCTGGGCAACCTCGGCCAGCGAGCGTCCGGCATGGCGTCCACGGGCTCATCCATGGGCGACTCGTTCGTGGGCGGCTTCGCAGGCAAACTCCAGGGCCTCGGAGGCAAAGGCGGCCCTATCGCCATGGCGCTGGTCGGGGTGGCCAGCGTTGGCCTAGCGGCCGGTGCGGTGCTTGCTGACGCGATCAGCGACGGAATGCAGATGGAGAAGGACCGGGACTTCATCCAAGCCCGCCTCGGCGTCAGCGATGAGACCATGCGCATCATCGGCACTGCCGCAGGCAATGCGTTCTCGAACGGGTGGGGCGAGTCGGTCAACGCCAACATGGAGACCATCCAGGATGGCATCAAGGGCGGCCTGTTCAACGGCGAGGAATCCTCGGCCGAGTTGCAGCCTCTCGTCGAAAAGATCACCGCCGTAAACGATCTCATCGGCGGCGACATGGAAGCCACGATCAAGGCCACCCGCGCCCTGATCCGCAACGGCTTGGCCGCTGATACGAGCGAAGCTTTCGACCTGATCGTCAAGAGCTACCAGCGCGGCGCGGACGCGGGCGGCGACATGCTCGACGTTATCGGCGAATACTCCAACGGCTGGAAGAACACCGGCTTCACCGGCAAGTTCGCAATGGGCCTCATCACGCAAGCCCTGGAGAACGGCGTCGACGTTGCCGACCGTGCAGGCGACGCCATCCGAGAATTCGGCCGTCGCATGACCGAAGAGCCCGACAAGATCAAAGAGGCGATCACCGGTCTCTCACTGCCCGCTGACGAGCTGTTCGACCAGCTCAAGGAAGGCGGCGCGACAGGCGAGGCGGCATTCGACAAGATCTTCGATGCCATCCGGGATATCAAGGACCCGCTGGAGCGCAACCAGGTCACCATGGCGCTCTTGGGCGACACCGCCGGAGACTTTATCGACACTTTCGGCCAGTGGGACCCCTCCCGCGCGGTCGCCGGTCTCGGCGATGTCGCTGGCGCCGCTGAGAAGGCGATGGTCACCATGGGTGACAACGCCGCCTCCCACCTCCAGGCGGCGCAGAACTCGATCACGATGTCGATGGATGACGTCAAACTTGCGCTCGGGGAAGCCTTTGGGCCGACGCTCGCGAAGGTCGCCGACTGGGTCTCGACCCACAAGCCCGAGATCATCTCGTTTTTCACCGGACTGGCAGATGCGGGCCTGGCGTGCCTGGATGGGCTGATCACCTTCACCTCCGGAGCCCTGCGCGCGTTCGCGTCCATGCAAGAGGGAATCGGCAACGCGCTCGGTGTCGTCCTGAAGGGGCTCGGAGGCTTCGGCGAGAAACTGGGCGGCATCATCAAGCACATCCCCGGCATGGAGGATGCGGGCAAGGCGATCGAGGGCGCTGGCTCCGCGACAAAGCTGTACGGCGACATGGTCGACGGCGCGGCCGACAAGGCTCGCGCGCTGGCTGACACGCTCGACAGTGCGAAGCCCAAGATCGACGGCATCCGTGAATCTGTCCGCAACGCTGGACAGCAAGCCGCGGACTCTGCTGAATTGACCCGCTTGTTCGGTGGCGCGGTCGATGCGATCCCAGACGAAAAGGATCTGATCGTCAAAGCCTTGACCGAGGAGGCCAAGGCCAAGCTGGAGGCGTTCGGGTACAAGGTCGAGAACCTGCCAGACGGGACGACGAAGGTCACCGCGAATACCGCTGACGCACAGCGCATCCTGGACGCCTTTATCGCCCAGAACAACGGCAAGAAGATCACCACGTACACCACGAACGAGATCCGCGACGTTGCCATCCAGGCGACGAAGAACGCCGGCCTGGACCCGTCGAAGGGCGTGGTTCCGGGGCCGTACATCATGCCCGACGGCACAGCCAGGGCTGATGGCGGCGTGGACCTCGCTCGATACGCGGACGGCAACCTCCCTGGTGCCGCTGAAATCAAGCCAGCTACAGGCCAATTGGTGCAATGGGCGGAGCCAGAGACGGGCGGCGAGGCGTTCATCCCGCTGGCGGCCTCGAAACGGTCCCGCTCGACTGCGATCCTCGCTGATGTCGCGAAGCGGTTCGGTTACGACCTGCTCCGCTTCGCCGAAGGCGGAATCACCCCTGCCACTGTCCAACAGTCCGATCTCGCTGAGGCGACCGAATACGCCAGGCGTATGGCTGGAGTTCGGTACGAGCTGGGCGGCTTCGCGCCCGACAAGATGGACTGCTCCGGCTTCGTTTCGGCGGTTATCAACGAAGCGATGGGTCTCAACGCCTACGACTCGCGCATGTCCACCGCGTCCGAGGGCTCATGGCTGACTGGCCTCGGTGCGCAGCTGGGCAAGGGCGCGGCGGGAACGCTGCGAGTCGGCTGGACCACGAACGGCGCGGCAGGCGGGCACACCGCCGGAACCTTTCCCGACGGAACGAATTTCGAGTCGAACGGGTCCGACGGTGTAGTGATCGGCGGCAAGACCGGTGCGGACGATCCGATGTTCACCGATCACGCGTTCTTTCCGCTGGGTGGTGATCTCGGCGGTGCGGCTGGTTCACCGAGCAAGCTCGACGGCAAGGACGGCAGCGGCTCGCCCTCTTCGACTACTCCAGTCGACTCTGGCGCGACTGACGGGTCTCGTGTGTTCGTAACGAACTGGCCAGATTCATTGGGAGGCAAGCCTGTAGAGCGGACTCCGCTAGCGAGTTTCCAGGCGAGGTTCTTCGCGGATGGATCGGAGAACCACGTCGCCCAAATCGCCAAGGGCGGCGATATGCGCGTCTGGGCGGAGCCGGAGACCGGCGGCGAGGCGTACATCCCGTTGTCCGCAGCGAAAAGAGCGCGCTCCACCGACATCCTCCGCAAAGTCGCTGACCGGTTCGGGTTCTCCTTGAGCCCGTTCGCGAATGGCGGTTTCGGTGGCGTGGGCAGCTCCGGGGACGGAGGAGTGCACACCGGCTCTTGGGCCGTTCTCACACAGGGCGACCAAGGGGATATCCCGCTGTCGACGCCGGGCAAGTCGGCGGGACTCAACGGAGTGCTCTCCGATGCGTACCGGGCAGCTAGCTTCCTCGCGGGCAGCGCGCTCGCGCTCCGCTCCGGCTGGGACGACACCGGCAAGTTCGTCGGCTTCGACACCGGCAACACGGCGATTCCCGGCCTGGACGGTCAGCTGGAGACGCTCGGCGAGAAGCTCGACGAAATCGTAGCTGCCGCACAGAAACCCAATCCTGTTGAGGTATCGGTCGACATCGACACGGCGGCACGCCAAGCGAACATCAACATCACTCAGCTGGGGCTCTAGGGCTCCAGCTTTTTCGTTAGACGGGAAGCTGCAATGGCAGTTCGCTACGAGCTGCGCGGCGTCGAGTATCCCGGACAGCCCCGAACCATCTGGCGCTTCGGCAATCCCGAATGCCCGCTCCGCCTCGCCCAGGCTCCTCTGGGCGTAGGCGGAGCGCCGATGGCTCACGTCCGGCAAGCCAACGCCCGCCAAGCCGGTGCCACCTACCGAGGCACAAACCGAGACATCAACACGATCAGCATCACCGTTCGAGTCGGCCCCGTCGCTCCGGGTGAAGACGCATACGACCTGTGGAGCACCTGGCGCGAAAGCCTCGGCGATGGAACGAATCTCGCCGAATGGCACGTCGTCTCACCCGGCGGTGGACACCGCTGGCAATACGTTCGGCTGGAGACATCAATGCCTGATCCGCCGTTCGAACTGCTCGACACCGTGGGGTGGTGCACAGAGGAGGCCGTACTCGTCTCCGACGAATCCTGGTGGAACGCAGCCGCGGTCAATCCGCGTGCGTTCACGCCCGATCAGTTCGCCGGTCAGACCCTTCGCAACGAAGGCGACGTCGAGGCGTGGCCGTTCTGGAAGCTCACCGGCCCTGGCGTGTACTCGATCGGCGTCGATACCGAGAAGGTGCTCCTGCCCAAGCTTCAGGCAGGAGAAGTCTGGACGGTTGAAACGAACCCGGAGTTCCCGCACATCAAGGATGCGACCGGAAAAGACGTGTGGAGCAAGGCTGGAAACGTGGCCTGGTACAAGCCCGTCCCCTCGAAAACGACTGTGCCACTGAACATTGAGTCGGTCAGCACAAGCGCGGCGAGCCGCGTCGAGGTGTGGCTACCGCAGAAGTATCAGCGAGCCGCCGCATGACGACCGCTTACGCTCCACCCAATCCGCATTGGCGACCGAACACCAAGACCCCGCCCGCATTCAACATCACCGTCTTCAATCAGGATTGCACCCAGTCGCGTCCGCTCGGCCCGTACGTCAAGGCCAGATTCGGTTGGTTCTGGAATGTGCCCGGCACCGGCACGATTCAGGTTCGCGCGGACCATCCGCTCGCAGCCCGACTCATGCAGTGCAAGCGCGATGTCGTCCCGATCAGGACCTACTACAACGGCATTCCATGGGACGGGCGCGTCATGTCCGCGACCATGGAGGGCAAGCCTGGCGAAGAGATCGTCACCGCCACTTGCGTTTCCAACCTGTACTGGCTGCTCACGATCCTGGCCTGGGTAAACCCGCTCTTCCCTCCGGAGGTGCAGGTCGGCCTGACCGGCAAGCAGGACATCATGTTCGGCCCGGCAGACTTCGTGTTCAAGTACTTTCTCGCGAAGAATGTCATCCGGTTGCAGAAGCCGGTCTACATGAAGTTGCCGATCCGGTACGAGATTCCGGAATTGCCGCAGCTGAAGGACCTCAACAGCCTCGATGACATCCTCGCGGCCATCGACGATCTGACCTCCGAGCTGTGCATCGTGTCGGCCCGGTTCACCCAGCTCGACGAGCTGTACAAAACGACCGTCGAGGCCGCGGACATCGGTCTGTCTTGCAATCTGTGGACGCCGAAAGATGGCCCGTCGCCGTGGATCTTCAACACGGACTCACTCGCCCGGCTGCAGAACGTCCTGGATCTGTCTGGCGACAACTTCTTCTGGTTCATGAACCCGGGCAACATCCTCGGCCTGGCGGACCCGGACCAGTGGGGCAAGGCACAGAAGGCCGGGTACATCTTCGACACCCAGCGCAAGCGCGACCGACGCTGGATGCAGTGGCGCACCGACTCCGGCCACATCACCAACTACACGCGCGGTGTAAGCCATCCCAAGGCGCACTCGGCCATCGTGGGCGGCAAGGCACCGGAGTTCGTCAACCAGGTCGTCGAGTGGGCAGCGAACGCGGCAATCAAGGCGCTGCTGAACTGGCTGCTGCCCGGCGCTTCCCTCGGCGACATCCTCGTAGGCGATCTGTTCGACGATATCTTCTTCGCCTACCAGAAGTTCGACGATCACCAGCTCAAGGCAGACCTCGGCCCGCACGCATTCGGTGAGATCTTCGTCGACAACACCACCGCGTATTCACTCGATGCGTTCGCCGTGGGCCTGGCAGGGCTCAAGGCTGCCGGTGGCGGCGAGTCGCTGAAGCTCGAGGTGCAGGCCGGCGGAATCGACGGGCGCGGATTCTCTTTCGGCGAGGACGACGGTTCCGGCCGTCGGTTCAAGGTCGGCGACATCATGACCTTCTACGACCGGGGCACGGTCATCGAGGACTACATCTCTGCGGTTGAGGTCGAGGACTCCCGCGACGAGAAGTGCACCGAGTTCATCACCATCGGCGACGACGGCGAGGTCAAGGACGCCTGGGAACGGCTCATCGACCGCATGAAGGGCTTCGCCGGTCTCTCGCGAGCCATCGCCAACGGCACTGGCTAATTCCGATCACCAACCAAGGGAGGCCCGCTATGGGCTGGAAGGGCGACCCTGTCTGGCTCGCAGACGTTTTGCGAGACGAGGGTCTGAATGTTGTTGAAGCGCCTGGTTGGCGCACGCGGGGGCATGGGGACTTCCGCGACATCTGGGGCGTGGTGTGCCATCACACCGGCGGCTCTCGAACCCCGGCAACGGAAATCATGTACGGCACAGCGTCTCTCGAAGGTCCGCTGTCGCAGATCCACCTCTCACAGGACGGCACGGTCACCGTGTGTGCCGTCGGTGTCGCCTGGCACGCCGGATTCGGCGTGTATCCCGGCCTGCCCGAAGACAACGCGAATTGGTACACCGTGGGCATCGAGGCCGCCAACAGCGGCAGCGAGGGGTGGGGACCGGCCCAGTATTGGGCGTACGTGAAGGTGTGCGCCGCGATCTGCCGCAAGCTCGGCTACGGCGCGGATCGCGTTATCGCGCACAAGGAATGGGCCGGAGCAGATAACCCGCTCGGCATCAACAAGCAGGGCAAACCCGACCCCGGCTTGATGGACATGGACCGCTTTCGTGCGGACGTCCAAGCGCAAATCGAACATCGAAATGGAGGCTTCCTGATGGCTTTGTCCGAGGAGAAGCAGAACGAGCTGTACAACCTCGTCACCAAGGAACTGGGCTACAGGTTCCAATCCCGCTACAAGGACGAGCTTGGCCGCCAGTCCGACTATCGCGATTCGCTCGTCGGCTTCGTTCTCGAAACCGATCGCAAGGTAGAGGCTTTCGACCGCTGGCGGCGCGCGAAGGATGACCGGGACAAGGCGCTGGACGCCAAGCTCGACGCCATTCTCGCCAAGCTCGCAGCCTGATCAACCCACCGCTCAAGGAGGCCACCCATGGCTGACTATTCCGTGCCGTCCTCGCAGACCGCCTACCCCTGGCGAGCGACCGCTCGCACCGTGCTCCAGGTCGTACTCGCCCTGGCCACGCTGATCCCCATCGTCGTTATCACCGGCGGCATCCCCGCCGGAGGTGCTGTAGCGGTCATTCTGGCCGCGTGCGCGGGCATCACCCGCGTGATGGCGCTGCCTGCGGTGAATGAGCTGCTGGCCCGCTTCGCGCCGTGGCTGCTCGCAGAGCCCCCGGCCTGACCTTTCACCGAACGCAGCCGCGGAGGCCGCCCCCTGATTTTTCGGGAGGCGGCCTCCGTCGTTCCTGCCAACCTTTGGGAGGCAGGGTGTCCATCACCCCATATGCCAACGACATTCTCACGCTGGTAGGCGTTCTGGCAGGCGCATTCGGCGTCTGGCACGCCGCCCGCGCCCGCATCCAAGTCGACGCCCGCAACGCGACAGCTGACGACGAGATCGAACGCCAGCGGGTCGACGACGAGCGCCTGAAGATCCTGCTCGACGCCCAACGCGCCGACTTCGAATCCATCGTCCAGCCGCTCCGAGACGACGTCGACAGCCTGCGCCGCGAGGTCCGCGAGCTACACAGCGTGATCGACGCTCTCCGCGCTCGGTACCGCCTCGCCCTCGACTATGTCCGCGAGCTTCTCGCCTGGGCGCGCCGCCAGCCCGAGGCCGAATCGGCACCCACCCCACCGCAACTCATCGCTGACGAGGTGTAGCCAGTGAAGCGACTCATCCCTCCGCCTGAACCTATGCCCATCTTCGGCAGCTTCGTCGACGAGTTCCTGAAGCGGATCTTCGGCATCACCTCCGCGCACGGCACTGCAATCTCCAACCTGGAAAACCGGCTCGCGATGGGCGCGACCTTCCATGACAACTTCAACCGAGCTGACGCGAATGTCCTTGGCAACGGCTGGGTTCAGGGAGGCGCGGGCCAGGAACTCGGGATCATCGACTACGCCGCCCGCCTGCGCGGCGGCACGAATACCGGTGTCCGGTATGCGATTTGCCCCCAGACCATGAGCGATGACGATCACTCCGTCGCAGTGATCGTCAACCCCAAGGGCGTCATGGACGGCTGCCCGACATCGCTGTTCGTGCGCGCAAACGCTGACATGACGGAATTCGTTGTGGCGCACGTCTGGAAGCGCAGGATTCAACTCGGGCGCGGAACCCGCAACGGCAACAGCTGGACCTTCACCAAATGGGAAGAGGCGCAACGCGGAGTCAATGAGTCCGACACCGTCGAAGTCATCGCCACCGGAACCAGCTACCGAGTGATGGTCAACCGCACTACAGCGCTCGAATACACCGACTCCACAGGCTATCCCGTCGACGCCCAGCACCGCAGCGTCGGCTTCTCGCAGGAAACCCGATTCCAGGGGATCATCCCCAACTGGTCTTGGGGCCTGGCGGCTTTCACAGCTCGCTCCGGAATCAGCAACCTCGCCGAGACCGCGAAGACCGCCAACGAGGCGCAAGCGTCGGCGGTTGTCGCACAGGAGACCGCCCGATCGGCACAGAGCGTCGCGACGTACGCGCAGACGACCGCGAACGGCAAGCCGAACTTCTCCGACATCCCCACGAATATCCCTCTCTGGCAGAACATCAACCCCGCCGACGACCCAACCTTCCCGCTCTCGCAGTTGGTGAATTGGACATCGGTCAGCGGCGGGTCCAATGCACCCGCCAACAGCGACGAGGGCAAATCCCCCGACTACGTGCCCGCGACGCGCGTGCTCGAACTCGGTTTCATCCGCGCGACCCGCGACCGCACATACGGCACCGTCGGCATGATCACCGGCCGGGGCGGGTGGGGCTATGACCCGCAAGCCTTCGCCGTCGCCGTGTTCAAGATGGACCCCGCTTCGGGCAACCTGTCGAAATTCTGGGACAGCGGCGACGTCAAGAACCAGATCGCCGCTGCGGGCACTCAGTTCCGTTTGCCGGTACCACGATTCACCGCGAAGCAGGGTGACATCTTCGCCGTGGGAATCCTGCAGATCAGTCCCTCGTTCGGCACATCCAACCGCCCGCTCGCCTGCCTACGGCAGAGCCGCCCCGACCAGCCGCCAGGCGTGTTCCCACGCAATATCTACGGCTTCGTCAAGGACTGCGACTCCATTCCCGACCTCATTACCGCGTCGAGCATCAAGACCGGCGAGTGGATCCCCTGGCTAGTCCTCGGGTAGAGCCGCTCGCCCACACAGCAGGAGAAACGATGGCAGACAAACTGGCCAAGACGAAGGCATTCCTCCTCCGCGCCAACGACATCGGTACGGCCAAGGCGATCTGGGACGCGTATAGCACCAGCGGAGCGAATGCCCTTTCCGAGGCAGTCGGAGCGCTGTACACAGCAATCAGAGCCGATGACCCGAACTACAACCCCGGAGGAGCACCGTCGGAAGCACTGACCGACGCCAGCGCTAAAGCCCACGTCTCGGGGCTCGTCAAGACACGCCTGATGCTCGCGCATCTCTTTCACAACAGCGGCGGCCCGACCGCCGATCAGGCGATGATCTTCGGCTCGAATTTCGACGGCACCAGCTGCTTCCTCGCGGACCTCATCAAAGCGGTGCAGGCCGACGACCCGGCCTGGACGCCCTAGCCCCTCAATGCGTTTCGCGCTTCATCACTCAGCTAGAAGGAGTCACCGGTGACCGTCCTTTTCGATCACTTCAACGACTTGGAGGATGTGCCGGTCAACGGCGTCTGTGAAATCTGGCGGCCGACACTGAGCCCGGACGTGGACGGAGAGGGTGTCACGACACCCAACCGCGTCGTAGTCCCAATCATCGCCGGAGAACTCCGTACGCCGGATCTCGACCCTGGCCCAGCCAAAGTGATGCTGCGCCTGGGCGAATGGAGCGCGCCGCGCAACTGTGTCATCCCGGCCTCTGCAACTCCGGTCCGGCTCACCCCGCTGTTCGGTCAATACGAGCCGCAGCCGCCCGCCGTCGTCTCGGAAGCGTGGCTTGCTGCGAACCAGGCTCGCGCGGCCCGGGACGAAGCGGTACTGGCGGCTGACGGCGTCCGCGATATTTCCAAGGACGCAGCCCAAGTCGCTGCCGACAAGGCGACAACAATCGCAGCCCGTGACGTAGCCGTCACCGCGCGGGGCGAAGCTGTCGCAGCCCGCGTCGCGGCTGACGCGTCACGCGACACCGCCAGCCAGAAGGCAGGCGCAGCGGCAACGAATGCCGCTGGCGCCGCTGCCGATCGGGCAGCCGCGGAAACCGCCAAGAACGATGCGGTCGCCGCGCGTGACGTATCCGTCGCCGCACGCGACACTGCGACCGCGAAAGCAACTGACGCAACCAAGTCGGCGGCCGACGCAGCCAAGTCCGCGCAGGACGCTGCCAACGCTGGCGGAGTACCCACCACGCGAACAGTGGCCACAGGCGGCGGACTGACCGGTGGCGGCGACCTGAGCGCTGACCGGGCGCTGTCCCTCGCCGCGAACGGTGTCACCAACTCGCATATCGCCGACGGCGCACTCTCTCAAGCCAAGCTCGCTGCCTCGGGAATCATCACCGACGCCCTGAACGCTCGCGAACTAATTTCTCGCAGGGGCGCTGCGAACGGCTATGCAGCCCTTGACGCGTCGGGCAAGGTACCTGCGACGCAGCTGCCGTCGTACGTCGACGACGTGATCGAAAGCGCCAGCACAGCAGCCTTTCCCACCACAGGCGAGGTGGGCAAGATCTACATCGCTGTCGACTCGAACAAGGTGTACCGGTGGGGCGGCTCGTCGTACACCGAAATCAGCCCCTCGCCCGGATCCACTGATGCGGTCCCGGAAGGGACCACGAACCGCTACTTCACCGACGCTCGCGCGCAGGCCGCGAACACAGCGGCATTGGCGACCAAGGCCGCTGACTCGACCGTGGTCCACCTGGCCGGTGCGGAGACGATCAGCGGTGCGAAGACCTTCTCCGCTGCCGTGGTTGTGCCTGCACCGACTGCGGCCGGACACGCGGCACGCAAACAGGATGTCGACGCGAAGGTGGGTAGCGACGGCTCGGTGCTCACGGTCCTGAAGATGACGCAGGCGGCTTTCGACGCGCTCGGAACCGGACGACCCTCCAGCACCATCTACGTGATTGTGGGGTGAACGATGCCTGTGCGAATGGGTGACGCGTCACCCACCAGGTATTACGCAGGTGACGCGGCGGCTTCGAAGGTCTACTGCGGCGACGCTCTGCTATGGCCTACCGGCGTCTCCTACCGAGACGACTTCAACCGCGCTGACAGTCAGGTGCTTGGCGGCGACTGGCGCATCGACGCGAACGGCTCTGCACGGGTCGCGTCAAACCGCGCCATGTTCAAGGCCATGGGCGCTAACAGCGGGCGCGCTGGCTCATGGATGAGCTATCAGGGCGGGAGCAACAGCGGTCGCCTGTCCACGGACAACTACGCCGTCAAGGCCCAGCTGATTCCGCCCGTCGGCGGCTCGGCTGCCGACAATGTGACCGCGATCGTCCTCGGGGTGCCTGACACATTCAGCTCCGGCTCCGTGTGCTGTTCGCTGGTCGTCACGACAGGGACCGGCTGCGCGATCGTCACATCAGCGGGAGTGCCGCCCAGCACAGGTCTCGGTGTCGGCGCAGTAGGCCAAACCCAGCAGAAGACCGTGTCGACGAACATTGCGGCGACAGACCTGATCGAGCTCCGGCGGGTCGGCAACACCTTCACGGCCTACCGCAACGGCGCGACCTTCGGGCTCTCCTGGACCGACTCCGGCAATCTCGTCCCTGCCACTCCGGCCAACCGCAGGTTCGGCCTGATCGTGGAAGGCAATTACCCGTTGTTCCAGCAGGAGTTCCGGTCCCCAGCGATCGACTGGATCGAGGCATACGACATCGCGGCCGACGGCACCTCGACCGCACCGATGATCCTCAAAGCCGCCTAGGCGCAAAGCGGACACCCCGCCCGATTCCGGGCGGGGTGTTTTTGTCGTTTCGGCGGTGCGTCACCTACGGACGTGACGCGACACCAGCGATGAGCAGCGCCTTTCTCCAGCGTCGCACGGTCGCCTCCGAGACGCCGACCTGCTCGGCAATCGCGTAGTTGGACAGGTTCGTCTCGCGCATCAGGTCCTCGGCGATATCGCGCGGCTCGCGAGTGACGTCCTCGACTACCGGCAGCTCGTCCGTGTCCGGCTCCTCGTAGTGTTCCGCGACGCTGGACGCGGGCTGATCGGTCGGCACTCCAGGCAATACGTCATCCCAGCGCCGGGGCGCGACGCTGGGTGCGCTGATTTCCCCAGCCGGCCACGGTTCCGCGGGCTCGTGTTCCAGCGGCGCCAGCGGTTCGACAGGCTCCGGTGACGCAGCCCGATCTGACAGTGACGCGGCATGATTCGTCGCTGACGTGTGGCGCGCGAGGTGAACGCTCAGGTGCGTCACCGCGACCAATGCAACGGGCGGCACTGCTGCGACGCCAGCGGCGATGTATGCGGGCATCGGTCCGTGCGGCATGGCTGCGTCGAGGATGTTGGCGGCAATGGAGATCGACGCGGAGGAGCCGAGCATCGTCCAGGCGTACACAGAGCCACGGACGGCGAGCACGGCGAAGGTGGCGACGATGATGAGGCCGTCGACGATGAGCGGCCAGAGGACGGGGATCGAGACCTCGGAGCGCCGGGCTACATCACTTTGCGACGCGAAGGACAGCACGGACGACAGGGCGATGATGACGACCGTTCCTGTGACCGCTGTCCGGGCAGGGGTGAGCATCGGGGATGGTTCCTTTCGGGTGCTGGTGGCGGCCAGCTAGTTGATGGGTCCTCCGGTGCGGAGGCCATTCCAGGCGATGACCTCGTCGCTGTCCCAGACCGGGGTAGAGCCGATCTTCTTGATCGGCTTGGGCGCTGGGTTCGTGGCGGTGGGCCGGTTGACGTACGCGTGCCAGGTACGCAGTTTCACGTCGATGTAGTCGGCGCACTGCTGCGCTGTCCACCAGGTATCGGGGTCAGTTGCGCTCATCCGGAGAGCCCTCTCGTCGGTGCATACCGCGAATGTACGCGGCCGACTCGGACTGTAGGTGATCATGCCGCGGCTCCGTTCATCGTGCTGGTGGCGGCAATCAGGCCGCCGGGGTTCAAGAGGTTTTGGGCACGGGTGGCGGCGACGTACGCCAGCATCAATTCGTCTTTGAGGCGCTTCTGGCTGCGGCGCAACGCTTCCTGCGGAGTCTGGCCGTCGTTCGCGCGGCGTACCCGCCACTCGTGGACGTGCTTCGCGACCTCGTTGCCCTCGGGGTCGAACCGAAGCCGACCGTTGTCGGCAATCCACCCCTCAGACTGGCGCACCGATTCGGCCGCCTGGTCCACGCCGCTGGCGATGTCGTCGGCCAGGTGCACGCTGGGCCACTCGCGACCCTTGGACTTGTGCGCGGTCGAGACGATCAGGTCGGCCTGCGCTTCGGGCACTACACCGCCGAGGGCAGTCTGAACCTTTGCCGTGCCGTGCTTTTCGATAAGAGCCACCAGCACTTTCCAGTCCGCCGAGTCCGCGGAGTCGTTGGCGTGAGCGACGACCTGTTCCCAGCAGCGGAAGGCTGCGAGGTCAGCAAGGCGTGGCTTCTTCCATGCTGGGCGGCGCTCATCGATGAGGAGGTCGGCGTCCTCGCAGAACTGAACTGCGTAGCGGTTCTCGCTCATCAGGTGCACGCGCTGCCCGGCGGCCTGCGCGGCCATAACGTGCTCGATGGCGGTGGCATTTGTGCGTGCCAGGGTGACGTGCAGGCCCGTCGCGGTGTGGTCGACGATGCTGGCGCGGCGCGGGTTGCCGGTCAGGCGGAGATCGTCGCCGAGGCGAGCGAGCAGGCTGTTGGCTGCATCCGCGACCGCCTGGCCGAAGCGCCACGACTGGGTCAGGCGGCCTTCGGCGGCATCGCTGACCTGAACCATGTAGTCAGTCGCGCCGGTGAATCCATAGATGCTCTGGGCCTGGTCGCCGACCGCGACCAACTGCAGGTGGGTCTGATCGCTGATGATGCCCGCGAGAACCGGGCTCGTATCCTGCGCCTCGTCCAGGAAGATCACACCGCCATCCGGGCCAACCTTCGGCCGCTCCAACGCGAACAGCTTCAGGTAATGGGAGTGACCGAACGCGACGGCTTGCCCCAGGGGGTTCTGGAGGTCCACCCAGATGGATTGCGCCACAGGGAAAACAAAGTCGACCATCTGGGCGTGTGAGTCCCGGTCGTCCAGGCCGGGAATGCGCCCGACGTGCTGCTTGGTCAGCTGCTCATCGGCGCTGCGGCAGAATCGGTCGACAGCCGCGAGCGCGTGCCGAGTGACCTCGTACGCGGTCAGAGTGACGGTCTCCCCGCCCACGTAAGAGAGGAACCGGTCGACCTTCAGACGCTTGCCCGTCTCGCCGATCGGAATCCGTGCGCCCCGGCGCATCCGGTCCAACAGCGGAGCGTGCCGGGTGTTCGCGAGATTCCGGTACGCCAGGGAGTGCGCGGTCGACGCCGAGATGCACTCGGGAAACTTGGATTTCGCCTCCTCCGCGATCGACTTGTTGAACGCGACATACAGGCCGGCGCGCTGCTGCGCCTGAACGATCTCGGCGAGCTGGATCAGGGTGGTGGTCTTGCCTGTGCCTGCCCCGGCCCGGACTCGGATCGGCTGGCGGGTCTTGAACAATTCGTGGATGTGCAACTGCTCGGCAGTCGGCGCGAACGCGCTCATGATCTGGTTCCTTTCGGGCGGGGTGGCGGCCCCGTGGTGGATGGCCGGGCCTGATCGACAGGCCCGGCCTGGGTGGTGCTGGGTGGGCTAGCTGGATAGGGCTCGGTGTCCTCCGACGCCGGTCTGTCCGAGGTTCACGCGCTGTCCTGCGGCAGCTCCCGCCGCGGCTGCGTTGGAGTCATGGCGGGAGCGGGTCTTGATGTAGTTGGCGTTTGCGCCGTGGTCGGCCTTGAATGCGGCCTCCGCGCGCTTGGCGTCGTCCATCAACACCAGCGCCATACCTGGCTCGGCTTCCGACGCTGCGTTGCCCTCGGCCTCTCGAAGGCGGGCGGCGACCTCGTTGTAAAAGCCACGCATCCAGGACATTCGGAATGCTTTGGTGCCCACCTTGGATCGCGGGCTTGGCTGCTGGCGAGCGGCTCCGGCGAGCATCTGTGGCATCAGGGTCGCGAACAGGAACCGCAACCGCTCGACATGGCCCGCTGTGCCGTAGACGACATGATTGCCGTATCCGTTCATAACCAGTGGCTCGCAATGTAATTCGCGGGCCATCAGGTGCAGAAGGAAGGACTGTTCACGCTGGTACTGGCCTCGGATGTTGAATCGGCCGATCTCGATCGGGGCGGGGCCTTCGCCGGAGCGCTGGCGGGCTTGGGCTTCGTCGAGACCGTATTTGGCGAGAAGCTGGAATGCCTTGGCGTTGAAGACATCTGCCTCCGGCGTGCCTGCGACGCTCTCGGCCTTCGCGAACAGCTTGCGGACCTTGTCGAGCATTGTGTCTTGCTTGGTGCCATGCGCCTGGGTCATTACTGGTTCCTTTCGCGGGGCGCGCCCGTGGCGGCGGGCGCGCTGCGTGGTGTGTTCGGCGAGTGGCGGCCCGCCGGAGGTGTGGTTACTTCTGGACGAATCGGAGGTTCAGTCGGTCGAACCGCTGCTGCCACAAGATGTTTGCGCGAAATCCGTCGTCCATGTAGACGTTGCCTGCGCGAATTTCGGTGCGGGGGTGGAGTTCGATGCTCACTCTGGTTCCTTTCGGGTCGGGGGTGGCGGCCCCCGGTTGGTCGTACAAATAAATCCTACATACGAGGTATGTACGACGCAACCAGGGGCTTGCCTAAACGTCCGTGACATGCATCACCGGCGGATGAAGCGCCATTCGGGGCTGTCGTCCATGGAGGACATCAGGTCCAGGTCGTCCGCATTGCAGTCTTCGGCGATGGCGTAGTCGCCGTGATGGGACGTCACCAGGGCGATGTACACCCCTAGCTCGCCCCACATCACCGCGACGCTGTCGCCGACGCGCAGTTCGCTGAAGGGCACTGCCTCGATTGTGTAGTCGGCGGCTACGCCGAGCTGGATTTCGCCGCTGTCGGCGGCGTATGCGGTCCATACGCGGAGGTTCGGGTCGATGCTGTCGATGGTCACTGCGGGGCTCCTCGGGGGTTGTTCGGGTACCCCCGGCGGGTTGGGCCGGGGGTGGCGGGTCAGCCGATTGGGTCGATTCGGTATTCGATGTGCGCGGGCACCGTGCCGTAGTGCTCGATGTCATGGGCGCGCATGTGGCCGACCAGGCGGCGGGCATGGTGGTAGGTGACGGTGGGGATACCCGGGCCGGGGGTGCGCTGGCCGTCGATGAATTGGGTGACGACGTAGGTGTGCTCGGGGCTGAACATTGTTGGTTCCCTTCGGGTTTGGTGGGGGTGGCGGCCCCCGGTTGCGTGATACATATGGGGTATGTACGACACAACCGGGGGTTGTGGGTTAGTTCGCGGGGCGAATGGCGTACCCGATGTGGTCGGGGCGGCGGTGGAATGCCGCCATGTCCACGCCGCGCAATCCGGCCACCATGGCGGCGGCCGTGTTGTATCCGGCGACGGTGTGGCGGATGTCGGCGACACCGTTGACGGTGCGGGTGATGGTGAAACGATCGGCCATGTGGCCCTCCTGGGTGGTTGGTTCCGGGGTGGCGGCCCCGGTGTGAATGTCCCCGTTTCGGCGACAACACCATGATTACATACCGGGTATGTATGGCGCAAGCAGGGGAGACAATATTTGAGTGAGTCCGTCGTCACAGTATTGCGTACAAAATTTGGTACCGAATTAAGCACTCCAGAGGGTACGTTCATGGGAGTACGCACCACACGGGGCCGCCACCCCGGAATCGAAAGGAACCATCCATGACCCAGCCCGCGCAGCCGGACGAGTACGACGTCACCATCGAGCGCAAAGCGCTCAAGGAGCTGGCAGCAATCGAGCCGCGAACTCAGCGCGGCGCGATCGTCGCGGCCATCATGGCGCTAGGACTCGACCCCCGGCCGAGCGGCTGCACCAAGCTGAGCGACACCCCCGGATTCCGTATCCGCATCGGCAGCTACCGAGTGGTCTACCTGATCGACGACGGCATTCGCGTCGTGACGGTGACCAAGGTCGGCACCCGAGGCAGTGTCTACAAGAAGTAGCGGCCCAGTCCGCCACAGAGCCCCCGCCGCGCGAGTGACGGGGGGAAGGGAACCGCAGTGACCACAAAGAAGAACGAGACCGCCTCGGCCGCCGTACCCCGTCGCCCCGGATCGGCCATCCGTGCGCGAGTGAAGGCGCACATGGTTTCGGTCAGCGAGGCGCGCAAGGGGCTTTCCACTCAGCTCGCGCTGACGCAGTCCGGGCAAGACGTGATCATCCTCACCAACTCCAAACCTGAAGGGGTACTGATGTCATTCGAGCGCTACGAGGCACTCCTGGACCGGATCGAGGATCTGGAAGATCGCCTGTCGATCGTCGACCGGGACGGCGACACCGTGCCGTTCGAGGAGGCGGCCGGGGACCTCGACCTCTAG